TTACTTTATCTCTATTTTTATTTGAAAAACCACGCCCAGTTAATTGAAGAATAACTGCCGCTAACAGTGGTTTTGACTTATTGCCGTTTTGGTTATCAATTTGATTTTCAGTTTGTGTTTTCATTTTAGTTTTTAATTTAAAGATTAGGTCTTATTTTATCGGCAACAAGACAAAGCCACAGGACGTTGGTAAACAGTTTAGAGAACCGAAATACCGAAAATATTATGAGTAAAGAAAAGGAACAAAGTAGTAATAATCCACAGACCCAAAAGCCGTCGACTACTACACAAATACCAAATACAACTTCAAGGTTACAGACATTCAGTAAACAAGAACAAAGCGGAAATAAAACCAAAAAGAAGGAATGAAAATAGAACTATGTAAATAGATTTTTTAAATCTATTTACCATTTTTTCAATAGTTTTTTTGTTTTCAATCATTGCATAGTTATACGATTCTATTTGTGTAGCTAAATATTCTTTGTCTAAATCTTCTTCAGTAAAAGAAGAAAAGTAATCTTGTATCATATTTTCTGGAAGTGCTCCTTTTAGGCAGATTGTGTTTGGAAAAATATTTTTTCTCAAAACATAACATCCGAATAAAGTTCCGATTATCAATAAAGAATACAAAAAATTATAATTTTCTATAATTTTAAAAAAAGAAAATGACAAAACTGAAAAATAAATTGCCAATAATATAAAAGACTTGTTAACGTTTTCAGAAATATAACCTAATAAATCCGTAGACATTTTATCAGCCTCGTTAAAAATTAATTCTAAAGAATATTTTGTATGTTTTTTTGTTTCAATTGAATTCATAATTATTGTTTTTGTAAAGTTAATTTTTTTCGCTTAATTCGGTGGAAAAAAGAAAACCGATTTGCCAACAGCAATTACAAGCAAGCTGGGATTTAGGTTTAATTCAAAGCCTGGTTTTTATTTTTAAAATCAGTCATCAACTGAAATTTTAGGATTCCTTTGCCCCAGCCTGCTTGTAGCTGCGAAACGTTATGCCTCAGTTTAGAAAACCGAAACACCGAAAATATGTCATCAATAATAGACGAAATAAACAATTTACATAGTTCTCTAAGAGCAATAGTTTTAAACATCTTTATAATTCCTTTTTGGTACGTTGCTATTTATCTTTTCAATAATGAATTTTATAAATCTGCTGACAATTTAATAATGTTAGCAATGTGCATAGTTTTAAGTCTTGTATCTACTGTTTTAACATCTGCAATGTTTTATAAAGCAGACGAGGAGGTAAAAGATAATTCGGAAGAAGATTGGTATGTTATTGATTTGTTTTCTAACTCTATTTCATTACTTTGTACTTGGCTTTCTTTGTTGATTTTTACAGTTTATTCGCTTGGTTTTTTATTTAATATTTACATATATTTCTATTGGTTTTTAGTAATCTACTTTTTTCCTTTAATCACTTTTGCTTTATTTTTTGCAATTGAAACATATTATGCAAATAAGAGCAAAAACAAGAGTAAAAGCGCAAATGAAAAAGAATAATTTTAAACGTCTTTTCATAACTTATTAATTTAAAAATACTTCCGACTTAAACGGTGCAGAAGTGTAACCGAAAATTGAAATAAATAAAAAAACCGAAGGCATAACAGGTGTTTGGCAAGATTTGGGTTTTAGGCTTAATTTAAAGTTGGTTTTGTGTTTTAAAGTTCAGTCTTCAACCGAAAATTAAGGCGTACTTTATCCCAAACCTCGTCAAGCACCGGGACGTTAGTGCCTATTTAAACTCGACTTTGTAAATAATCCAATCTTTGTACTTAATTGGAAATTTAAGCATCTTTAAGCTATGATAAGGTAAATTGAATTGATCACATAGCTTTTTAAAATTACCCCTTGCTATTGGTTCGCTAAAGGGTTTAATTAGTATTATTATATATTGTCTTTGCATATTATGAAATAAAAACTATATGATATTAAATTTATTATAAGTTATCTCCGCTAAAGTTTTCACTCCAAAAATAACTATCTTTAATTTTAGTTATAGTTTGATTAGGAATATTAATATTTAAAGGATATTTTAATATTTTAATTATGTTGCCTGCTTTTAATTTTTTTTTAATTGTTAAGTTTTTAAAGCCTATTTTACAATAGGCTTATTGTTAATCAATCTAATAGCAAGATCACGTCTTGTAATATCAACTAATTGATATATTGTATCGAACAACTCTTGTTGTTGCAATGGCAATTCATCAATCCATAACATTTCAGACAGTTTTGATTTATCCATGTCTTTACACATTGATAAATTAGCTATCATTTTTTTACCTGTTAGAGTATTTAATATTTCGTTAATTTCTTTCATAATTTCTATTTTTTAGATTATTGTTTGTTTCTATGGTGTAAAGATACGACTAATTTTTATATAAACAAGAAAAAATGTAATTATTTTTAAAATATTTATAAAAAAATAAAAGCAGGCAACAACCACTACAACCTACCGCCGAAACTAAGCGAACGTGCTAGGCAACCAGCGTGTAGCTTGAACGTTATATTCCAGCTTAAAGAACGTCTTGCAATAAATCCACATTCTCAAAAATATTCCCTAAAATTTGTATATCACTTTCTCCTGCATTAGTTTCATAAACGCCCCATTTATCATATTTCCACTCAACGACTTTTCGTTTTGTTTTTATCATATCCGTATTAAAATGATGTTGCGTATATTCTATTATATCGCCTTCAAAAATTTTAATTCCATTTTTGTCTAATAACCCTGTAAATTGCATAGGGATTATATCTTTAACACAAAAATCATAAGTTAAAGGATTTCTATAACACATTTTTTTTAAAGTTGTGTCGTAAAATCGAAATTTAAAAAGCCGAGAAGATAACAGCGGTTTTGTGCTATTGCCTACTTCGGGCTTAACTGAAAGTTGGTTTTGTATCTCAAACATTTGTCTTAAATTTAAAGTTTAGTGTGTGTTTTTTCGGCAACATCACAAAGCCACGAGACGTTAGCCGTCATTCTGAACCGACAGCGTGTTAATATCGACAGCAAGCCCTTCCCCAATTAGACCAAACAAATCAAAATGATGTTTTAATAAAACTTGACATGTTCCATAAGGCAAGTATTCAAACTTATAGTTCAATATTTCTTCGACAGAAAAAGGCGTAGTTGCTTCGTAAGACAAAAACTCATTTACTTCCTTGTCTGTTTCAAATATTGGCTCAAAATATTCTTTAATTTGAGATAAAGGACGAAGTATAGGCATTATCTTTTCAAAACCTCTTTCGCTTTCCACTAAATCAAAAAAAGAATAACTATTATCAGACCAAATAGCGTTTAATTTGGCTTTTTTTGTTTCATTTGTGCCATTATAACCATTGTAATAATCGCTTACCATACATTCTAACCCATAAGGGAAGTAAGGTGTTAAGTGCCTAATTTCTAATTTCATTTTTATATTTTAATTGTTAATAATTTTAATTTTAAAACCGAACGAAAAAGAACGAACGGCTAACAAGGGTTTTATGAAAGAAAGGCTTTATTGCTAACTTTCAGATTTGGTACTCTATTGAGCATTTGGAATAAAACAAGCATTTGTACTTCTAATCCTTGCCTTCGCCAAGCCACAAAACGTTAGCTGTCAGTTTACAGAACCGAAACGAAATGAAAAAAAAAGATATTTTAAAAAAATGTGATTCATATATTGAACTTTTTAGTGATTTAAAAAACGAAGAGAAAAATAATATTTTAGAGTTTATGGACTTTGCATATTTACATTTACCCGAAAATTCTAATCTTGCCTTTGAAATAAACCAATTAGGTACTGGTAAGTTTTCTGAACACGCTAAAAGAATAAAAGATTTTATAAAAGTAAACGGATCTAAAAAAATAAAAAATAACAATTTCATATCTGATAAAAATAATTTTGAATTAATTAGCATTTTATTTGGGTTTTGTATTTTTGGCTTTGGAATTGGGTATTGGGCTAAAACTTTTGAAGTTTATTCTGTAATAGAAAAAACAAAAAAATCATCTTCTTTTGTTCCTATAAATACCACCAAGAATATAACCAACAATAAAAGCGAGATTGCAGAAAGAAACGATAGTAAAAACGAATAATAATGTTGAAACGTACATAATAATTAATTTAAAATACTTCCGACTTAAAAGCGGTGCGGAAGCGTAACCGAAAAATGAAACGTGAAAATTGTAATAAATAAAAAACCGAACGGCTAACAGCAGTTACACGAGATTTGGGTTTCGGTCTTTAACTGAAACTTGGTTTTGTATTTTAAAGTTCAGTCTTCAACCGAAAATTAAGGCGTACTTTTTCCCAAACCTCGTGTAGCTGCGAAACGTTAGCAGTCATTGCTACATTCTCCGTCCTTTCAGACATTTTTTACTATCCAAATACTGCCCATCAATAATTCTTTTGTGGGCTTTCAAACACTCATCAACGTGCTTACACTCCCAAGCCTTATCTTCTGGTCGCTGAATAATTTTTTTGGCTTCTTCATAGGTATATCGCCCAGCCTTATCAATTTCGGTGGTGTAACCTTTACTGTCAATTCCCCACCAAAGAATTGCATTACCTACCCATCCGTTTTGGATGTAAAACTGTTTGGTGTAGTTCAATTTTACTTTTTTCTAAAAAAACATTTAATTTTTCTAATTCCTTAAAATTAGTTGCAGTTGATTTTAATACTTTTATCATAATTCCGAATATAAAGCCATCCACTAACAACGTGTATAAGAAATGGCGGGTTAGTTTTGTGTTTTTGAGTTTGGTTTATTAATTTAAAAATCAGTTTGTACTTGGAGGTATTCGGCAAACTCTCCGCCACTTCCCATACACGCAAACGTTATAAGCCATTTCCGATAATGGCAGTAAAGACAATTTTCGGGCTAATTTGATTTCCTCTCTGCTCTAACCATTTTGTATATTTAAAGCCATCGTCATATTTCACAATTCTTATTCCTCTCCACCTTACTTTACCTTTTGTAATATCGCCTTTAATTGGCGGTTCTGCCATTATTCGCAAAGCAGAAGTGAAAATTTCTTCCTCCTTTTTTTGTTGCTCCGAAATAAAAAAGCTTATAACATCGGTTATATTCAAGCTAGGCATTTCGTATAAATCAAAGTTTAGTTTTTCTAATTTCATTTTGTCTTAATTTAAAGTTTCGTTTTCATAATCCCATAATAAATAAGGCTGACAAACGTTACCTGCAAGGCTACCTTGACACTTCGATAACAGAATCAGGATATTCTTTACAGGCTTCTAAATACTTTTCGACAAAAGGAACAAAATGTTGATACATTCCCCAACCATTGAGTGAATTAAAAGTTTCAAAATGTTCAGGTCTTGCTTTTAAATCAAATAATCCTTTTTCAAGTAATTTCACAATTTCACTTGCCTTTGTTTTACCAATTTCTTCTGGTCGCCAAAGTGCTTCGTAAATTCCTGCTTCACCTGCCATTTTACATAAGTTATGGGTAATGTTTGCCCAATAAACTTCTTCGTTTTCTTCTGTGTGGGTTTTACCTTCATCGTAGCTTACCCATTTTTTTCGTGTTAAATAAACATCTAAACTCATTTTTTTCCTTTTTTAAATTCTGCTGATAATCCGCCCAGCGTATAACATCGGTTTTGTGCTATTTGCCCCATCAACATTTGTGGTAACTTGAAACTTTGTGCAAGGGGCAAACAGACACAAAGCCGAAAAACGTTAGTAGCAAGACTACGATTCCGTTTCTTTAGACCCTTTCATATTCAATTTGATAATATAATGAATACAAATCAATACTGTTATCCATCTTGCAAAATTCCACATATCACCAACCAATTTATCAATCCATATTTCTACTGGATGCGTGGCTTTTAAATGCCATCCTTCAATAATTAGAAAAATTGTAGTTTCAACAATCCAAACCAATGTAGCGCTGATCCAAAATGATTTTGCAACTTTCCATAATGTTTTTAATTCTTTGTTTTTCATTTTATTTAGTTTTTATAAATTAATTTATATTTTAAAAAACATAGCCGTAAAGGTCGATACGGTTTCGGAATGTCACATGCCTTAACTTCACTATGTTTTATCTTTAGCAACCCGTCCATCTACTAACAGCAGTCTTGAACTACCGCCGAATCCACTAAACCGCATAGGTGGCAGTACAAAGCGGCGAAACGTTAGCGGTAATTTTCCAAATGCGGATATAAATTACCAACTATTTCAAAATCAATATCTCCGTTTAATTTTGAAGGAGATAATAATTCAAACATATCATATTGATATTTGTATGCTAAATTATGAGCATATCTCACATCTAAATTATAAACGTCTAAAACAACAAATAAGTTTTCCCCATTAACCTTTTGATGAAGATTAATTATATCCCCATTATTCAATTGACTGCCTGTTTTATCTACAATAACTACGGCTAACAGTGGTTTTGATTTATTCCCGTTTTCGGCTTTATTTGATGATTGTTTTGTACTTTTCATTTTCTGTTTTAAATTTAAAGATTAGGTCTTATTTTATCGGCAACAAGACAAAGACAGGGAACCGTTAGTGTCTATGTTACGATAACCGTTATAATTGATTTTTCTAAAACTTCTTTTGTAAAGTAATATTCTTCAAAACCACTTTGAATTGATAAATATGTTATTTTACCTTGAGCAATTTGTTCCATTAAATTTTTAGCTTCTGAAACATCATTTTGATTGCATTCTGTTGTATTTGATAAATAAATTTTGTCGTTGTAATCTAATTTTACTTGAATTTTCATAATATTTAGTGCTGAAAACACAGCTTATAACAGCAATTACACGCTATTGCTAGATTAGGTTTAATTCAATGTTTTTTTTGTATCTTTCAATTTCGTGTTCAACCGAAAGACTAGGTTTTATTTTTCCCCACCATCTCAAAGCTGCGAAACTTTAGTGGCTATTTTGGAAAGACCGTAATAAACTGACAATTTTATCTTTACCGACAGGGTTCATTGAATGACAATAGTATTTAGGTAATTGCAAATTATTGTCTATGCAAAAATCTACTAACCACATTGCACATTCATAACCAGTCTTTTCTTTATGGACTTGTTTATCTTGCCATTCTTTTGATTTATCATAATCAGTCCATAAGTGTTCGGGCGTGTAGTGAGTATCGGCTAAGTCGTGGTCAAACGAAATAAAAATAGGCATTCCGTTTGTTTCAATATGACTTTTGAACTCATCAAAATTCCTTACAACTTGCCATTTTTGTTTTAGGAACATTTCTTGTTTTGTGTATTCAAAGGCGTGTTCAGGTTCACGAATATCATCGAGAAAAAGAAAAACATCCGATAACACGGTATTGGCAATATTGCCGTTTTGTACTACTATTGACATTCGTTTTAATTATTAAGTTTAGTAATTATATTCAACATTCGGTTCAGCCACTTCGCCAAGCACCCAACGTTATAAGCCATATTAAGACTGCTTCGATTGAGAGTTTTCGACAATTTTTTTAAGTTCGTCTTGAATAAAGTTTTTAAGGTCTTTGTTAGATTTTACTGCAAGTATTTTTAGTTCTTGAAGTATTTCGTTTGGTATATCTATTATTTTTTTCATTATGCAATTAACTTGTTATAATAGTATTCAATTGCTTCATCAGTTAAACCACCAACGAAAAAATTAATATTTCTTAATTCTTGCTCTTTTTGTTCAATTGTTAAAGTTTTCATAATCGTATGTTTTATTTGTTATTAATCATGAGGTAAAGATATACTATATATATGATATATTAAAATAAAAAGTGATTTATTTTTAAATTATTTTACTTTTCATTGATAATCAAACAAATACGGCTAAATTTACGTTATTAATGAAAATCTACTTCCTCATTTCGTTCAATAGCATCTAAACAACCATCTCGAAATTGAATTATATTTTCTTTAAAATCATAATGATATTCTATTTTATCATTAAAGTTTTGTAAAACCTTATTCAAACCGATTACAATTTTTTTTGATTCTTCAACTGTTAATATTCCATCGCAATCTGAATGATTAAATAAAGGCATTAATTCGTGTTCAATTTTTGTTAAATCTTTTACTCCTGTTTTACCATATCCATAATAATCATCTAAATCAATTCCTATTTGATGACCTAAAGAATATCTAAATCTGTTAAAAAATGAATAACGTCCGTGCCAACAATTGTGTGAAGTGTCTAATCCCATAATAATTTTTCGTTTTAAAAACCCATCCTGCCTATAACAAGTGTTTGGCAAAAAAGCGGGTTAGTTTATTAATTCAATAATTTGTTTTGTGTCTTTAAAATTTAGGCTTATTTATCCGCTTCTTCGCCAATCACTAGGACGTTACAAGCAAGTTTAAACGAAAGTGCATTCAATCTCTTTCAGAATTAAAGTTGAATAATATTTACTATTCTCAATTGCATTTTTACCAGTAAGATTGAATTTTTTATAACTCTCAACTACTTCTTTTATAGTTTCGGTTGTTATCGTTGAAAATAAAGTAGTATTAAGTGCTTTTTCTTGCTCTTTTATAGCATCAATAATCTTTTGGCATTCCTCGTAATTTTCTTCAAACTCGAAATATTCAAGAACGTATAAAACCGACAATATTCCATACATAAACATATATTTTCTATAAATTTTATTGGAAGTCAAAAAACCTGCCACTAACATTGGTTTTGATTTATTGCCGTTTTGGTCATCAATTTGATTTTCATTTTGTGTTTTCATTTTCTGTTTTTTAATTTAAAGATTATGTCTTATTTTTTAGGCAACAAGACAAAGCCACGAAACGTTAGCAAACATTCTAAAAAGCGTTATCGTTATAAAGTTCATTTGCTTTTTCAATTGATTGAATCCAAATATCAAATTGACTTTGACTTTGAATTTTGAATTTATAAAAATAACTGAAACACATTGAATATAAAGGTTCGCCTTTATATTGTTTTGTGTCTAAAAACTGAATCATTAAGGGATAAACAGAAATTGAAAATAAATAACTCAATTCATCTAAAACATCTTCTTCATCTCCTAATAATCTTCCAAACATTCTATCTTTATTTTCTACGCAATAATCGTAAAAATCCTGCTGACATTTACCCGAAAGCAAGAACGATTTGCTAACAGCGGTTTTGTCGCATTGGGGCAATTTGGTATTTTTTGAAAGTTTATTCATATAGATCAAACTATTTATTACTCTATTCTAGTTTTTAAATATTAAACTTTTACCTTATTTTTACAATTCTTTAAAAATTGTTTATTTACCGCGTTTTCTGCAATTTGCTTACATATTAAAATACCAAGCTCGTCCACAATTTGCTTTTCAACACTAGCTCCTATTAATATTTTCTTTTTTTCTTTTGATACTGGATGCCTTCCCATTTTATTATTTTTTAAAATTTATTGTACAAAAGTAATAATAAAAATCGAATAAAAAAAATTAACGCGCTTTTTAAATTCATTTTAAATTAATTTTAAATTAACTTTTTATATTGCATAATTAAATTAAATACGTATATTTGTTAAAAAATAATTAACAACTTAAAAAATAAAAAAAATGAGCGACTACGATTATTATGTATTAGGATTAGGGAATGAAGATCATCCTGCTAACCGTGTAGAAATAGAACAAGAAGTTTTTGAAAGTGAAAATTTACAGGAATGTATGAACTATGCAAAAGATTATTGCGATTTTGAACCTTTAGAATCAGCAATATATAATGTAGAAAAAATAAAAATAAAAGCAGTTGAAAATATTGATTTTTGTTTGAACTTTGATACAGAAAACATTCTTATTAGAGAAAAACTTTTAGAAATTAGAAGAATGCTTCTTAACAATAGCATTTATTAAAAATGTCAAATTGTAAAGAAAAAATAGGAATTGTAATTTTAATAACGCTAGCAATAGCGTTATTAAATATATTTGAATTTTTAATAAATTTAATATGAAAGTAGTAAATGGGAGATGGGATTGTGATAGTAGGCTAGTTAGTATGTTAGTTAGCATAAAAAAAGATCCTGAAAAAGAAATAAAAAGAAGTAAAATAGATAAAAAAAATAACTATGTTTTTTTAACAAAGAATGAAAAAATAAAAAACATTGAAGTCATAGACTACGAAATTATAAAAACAAAAACATTATGGAGACGATTATTACAATTATAAGCATAGCTTTTATACTTTTGGTGTATTTTTTTTATTTTCTATGCAACGCAATAATAAGCAAACAAGATGAAATAGAGCATCTAAGAAATGCAAACGATACTTTAGAAAAGTCTATAAAAGAAATGCAAAATGCAAACTACAAACTAGCCCAAAAAATTAAACAAAATGCAATTAAATACTAAAGTTATTTTGAAACCAACTCGTTACAGTAAAGACAAATACAATCCTACCAAAAGTATCGGAGTTGTAGTATCAAAAAAAGAGTGGGGAAATCCTATTATAGTTCAGTGGGAAAATGGCATAAGAAACTGTTATAAAAGCGATGATTTACATATTTATACACCTAAAAAATGAATACAATATATCAAATTAAACAGGATTACATATCTATTACAAATGAACTGATTGAAAACGGAGGTGAACTTTCGCCTGAATTGGAAACTTCTTTGGCTATAAACAAAGTCGAATTGCAACAAAAGGCAGTGGCATACATTTTTGTCACGAAGTCACTTGAAACTGATTTAGATGCTATTGATGCTGAAATAGAGCGTTTAAGATTGTTAAAAGCTAGCAGGGTAAAGACTATCGACAAACTAAAAGAAACGGTAAAAGCAGCGATGGAATTGTACGAAATCGAGGAAATCAAAACAACTACTTTGAAGATTAATTTTAGAAAGTCTGAAAGTGTTGAGGTTGATGAGCAAATTATCTCGGATGATTATTGCAATATTAGAACAACAAAAACACCAAACAAAGCATTGATAAAAGATGCTATCAAAGCAGGTAAGCACGTTTTAGGAGCTACATTAAAAATTAACCGTAATATTCAAGTAAAATGAGCAAAAAAAAGAGCGTTAATCTTCACAAGTTTTATGCACTTATGGTAATACTACAATGGAACTTAGATGATCTAAAAGTAACAAAACCAAGAATGCAAAAGCTAAAAGATACCTTAGACGAGTTTTGTACGCTGCTAAACGATGAATGCGCAGGAACTAATACCCTGCAAAATACAACGTACTTTCAAGAAATAACGTATAAAATTGATACTTTAATGCGAAAATCTTTTGATAATCAAATGTAATTTAGTACTTTTACAATTCGATACTGGTCAGAGTATCTAACAAAAAAATAATTAAACCTCATCTGACCGACTTCTGACCAAGCCGTAATTAGATGGGGTTTTTAAATTTAATAATTATGCTACAATTAAGAAAGGCAACACGCCAAAAAGCAAAAATCAGATTAGGTCTTTCATCAGTAAGTGGTGGGGGAAAAACTTATTCGTCAATTTTAATAGCTAAAGGTTTGGCGACTTCTATGGACAAAATCGCATTAATAGATACCGAAAATGGGAGCGGTGATTTGTATGCCAATTTAGGTGATTACAATGTAATTACTTTAGACGCACCTTACACTCCAGAGCGTTACATTGAAGCTATTACAGCTTGTGAAAATGCAGGAATGGAGGTAATTGTAATTGATAGCATTACTCACGAATGGGACGGTAAAGGTGGTATTTTAGAGATTAGTAATTCAATGGTTGGGAATAGTTATACTAATTGGGCTAAACTTACACCTAGACATCAGTCTTTTATTGATAAAATTCTACAATGCAAAGCTCACGTTATTACAACAGTAAGGCGTAAACAAGATTACGAAATGACAACCAACTCCAGTGGTAAATTAGTCCCTCAAAAAGTAGGTTTAAAAGAAGTGACTAGAGAGGGTTTTGAGTATGAATTAACCGTTAATTTAGAATTAGACACTAACCACAATGCAACCGTATCAAAAGACCGTACTGGTTTATTTGTTGGTAAACCTGATTTTATACCAACAGAAGAAACGGGCAAACTATTATTAAATTGGTGTGAAAATGGAATAGAGCCTATTAAAAAAATACCTACTTTAACCGCCAATCAGTTTAAGCTTTTGTTAACTAAAGATATTTCAACAGTTGAATTATATATTGACAATTTAGAACAAGGATATTTAGAATTGACAAAAGAACAAGTAACACAATTAAATATTTATTATGAAACTTTAAAGCCACAAATATAATGGAAATTCAAGGAAAAATTAAAATGATTGGAACAATCCAAGAAGTAGGTAGTTCAGGATTCAAAAAACGTGACATAGTTGTTACAACAGACGAACAATATCCGCAGGATATTCTAGTACAGTTTGTGCAAGATAAATGCGACTTGATAAATTCGTACAAAGTCAGTGAAGCTGTAAAAATAGACATTAATTTAAGAGGTCGTGAATGGACAAACCCACAAGGCGAAGCTGTTTATTTCAATACTATTCAAGGCTGGAGGATTAGCAAACAAGACACATCAAAACAAAGTACTGCACCAGTTGAACATCATGCAGAATTTGCACCAGCAACGCCAACAAACAAAGAAGAACCAGGAGATTTACCGTTCTAAAACAAAAAAGGCACGTGATTAATTTTGCGTGCTATTTTTTGTATATTTGAAAACCCGAAATAAATATCGGGGTTTTTTACCAAAAAAGTGTAATAATTTTATAACAAATGAAAAAATACAAATCACTAATTAAACAAAAGGGATTGAAAATAAGCTGGATAGCTGAACAATTAGGAATCAGCCAGCCAACTTTATCAATGTACTTAAATTCTAAAAGAGAAATGCCTTATTCGACAGAGCAACGTTTAAAATCGATATTGTTATGAAATTAAAAGAATCTTTTGATCGTTTGAGATTTACTCTTACAAAGCAAAATAAGCCTAATAAGACAGACATAGAAGCATTTAATGAAATAGGCAAGTACTTTGCATTACATCAAAAAGACATCATTCAAGATAATCTTTTATTTGCTAAGTTATACGCATTTACATTGTCCGAGTTGCTAACTTATTACAGCGATTTAGATTTTGCAAACAAAGAATTAAACAAGGTACTAAAAGAACCTATTTGCATCGAAAAATTATATTTATCTATTCGAACAATGGAGTTAAAAAATTACTTTGCACAAAAGAAAATTCTTGACCCATTTTTAAAAACTAAAACATTTAAGGAATTAGAAGAAATTCACGAAAGATACTTATATAAATTGCCACAACTTGACCCTATGGAGTTCGTAAAAGTTTGCAACAATTGGAGTAATGAGTCTGTAATTTATAACTTAGAATCGAGCATTAATCTATCAATACAAAACTTCAAAAACAATGTTTGAACCGATTCAACTAATACCAACTGAAAAACCGATTGTAAACCTTAGCGATAAGTTGGTGCAATACGAAATTAAAGCTAGCGATAAAATACCACCTCCCGAAGTTGCTCTTAAAATAGGTGATGCTATTATCGGAACGCTTGGAAATATTTTATCAATTATCGGAAAAGCTAAAAGCCGAAAATCTTTTTTTATTGCAATGGCTATCGCTGTTTCAATATCAAAAGATACTATTTTCAATTTATTTAAAAACGAACTGCCTAAAAATCAAAGCAATGTTTTATACTTTGACACCGAGCAGGGTAAATATCACGTCCAATTAGCACTTAAAAGGATTTGTAAGTTAGTTGGAGTTGATGAACCTAAAAACTTAAAAGTTTACGGACTTCGAGCATTAAACCCAATAGAGCGTGCAGAATTAATCGAATATGCAATTTACAACACCCCGAATATTGGAATAGTTTTTATCGACGGAATAAAAGACCTAATCACTTCGATTAATGACGAGGAACAGGCTACTATGATTATTTCTAAGTTAATGAAATGGAGTGAAGAAAAAAACATTCTTATAACTACTGTTTTGCATCAAAATAAAGGAGATAATAACGCAAGAGGACATATTGGTAGCGAATTGATAAACAAGTCAGAAACTGTACTTTCTGTTTCTAAGTTAAGTGATAACGATATGATTTCAGTAGTAACTGCTGAACAATGCAGAAACATAAACCCTGAAACCTTTGCTTTTGAAATTGACGATAATGGAGTGCCTTATATTTCTGACTTTCAAATGTACACCAAGCCAATTAAAAGAATGAGCAAAAAAGAACTATTTGAATCTTTTAAAATCAAAATCGTTTTGGATATTTTCTCCACTTCAACAGATTTAGGTATAGGTTACGGTCAATTAATTGACCACTTTAAAAGATCATACTTGTCTAAATGTAGTGAAAGTGTTTGTGAAAGAACTTCAAAAGATTATATTAAATGTTTAATTGAAACATCGTATATTGTTAAAAGTCAAACAGATAACAAATATTATTTAGGTACTGCAATTGACACACAAAATGAGATATTTTAATGATAAAATGTAATAAAAATATTATTAATTATTGGTGCAAACATTGTTACACCACTAATTTACACCTTGCACTGGTGTAATGGTGCAAACGTCTATATATAGATAGACGTTTGCACCACACTACTGCACCAATTTTAAACAAACCAATTATGAACAAAGAAAACAAAAAAAGATTTAAAGATTTGTATATAAAAAACAAACTAGAAAACTATCCATCTTTTATCGGTCGTGAGAACTGCATCCCTGAACCTGAACTCAAAGAAAATGGAGCAAACGCACTTACTAAATTAGTGATTAAATGGATTGAGTTTAACAATGGGCAATCCGAAAGAATTAGCAACACAGGAACGTATCGAGATAATAAAATAAAATTTGTTGATTGCATCGGGAGGCAAAGAATAATAGGGTCTGGTGTTTGGACAAAAGGAACAGGAACAAACGGCACGGCAGATATTAGTGCAACTATTAAAGGCAGGTCGGTTAAAATTGAAATAAAATGGCAAAAAGATAGACAAAGTGAAGCGCAAATCAAATACGAACAATCAATTACTAAAGCTGGAGGTATTTACTTAATCGTTAAAAATTTTGACGACTTTATTGATTGGTGGGATAATTTTGAATCAACTTATTTATTTTAATTATGAAACTAATAGACCACATAAAAGCATACAAATCTAAGCATCGTAACGAAATAGAACACAAATTCCTTGATGGCACAATTTTTAAAGGCAGTCAATCAATTAAAATGCACGACTTCCTAGACCAAATATATAACGATTGTGTTATTGAATTTAAAACATACGGAACTAAAGAAAAAACTAATATTATTAAATCACTTTTGAAATGCTGAAAATATCTGAATTCGCTAAAATCTGTGGCGTTACATATGACGCGATAGATTCTGTTATAAGAAAAGAAAAAATAATACCCAGACGTTTACCTATCAGACACCTCGACAAAAATCAGCAATTGTTAATAGCGAAAATTCTATACTTTGAAGGAAAAATTGAGTTTTTAAAGTTTGAAAGTAAAATGAATAATAATTAAAAAATAATTTGTACTTTTGTTTTTATGCAAATAGAAAAAATAAAAAAACAAATTTTTTAAAAGCAAAGAATAACGGTAAGTTTTAAATTTATTTGTTAATTATCCATAAATTTACATTATGAAATATAAAATCACAATCACTCAACTAAATTCAAAAGGCAAAGAACAGATTATCGATTGTAAAATATTAGATACAAGAGACCAAGCCGAGCAGTTTATAAAAGATTGTAAAGCGTTACCAAAAGAATATAAACCAACAACAAAAGCACCTTCTTGCTTTTACGAAATGTCGCATAGATAATGGCATACAATAAACAAATTTTATTCGATAAAGCAAAGGAACAAATCGTTTCAAAGAGATTAATCTTTGTTGAAGAGGTTGCATCGTTTATTGGAATATCAAAACAAACTTTGTATGAATTTTACCCTATTGGTTCTGACGAAATGGACGAACTAAAGAAGTTAATAGAAGACAATAAAATAAGCCTTAAAACTTCAATGCGTAAAAAATGGTATGATTCCGATAATGCAACTTTGCAAATGGGTTTAATGAAATTGATAGCAAACCCCGAAGAGCATAAACGATTAAGTCAGACTTTTGTAGATAGTGAAAATGTAAATACTAATAAGAATTTCGATATCACTAAATTGTATGATAAAGAAACACAGCAAAGTTTGGAATAATCTAGGTAATAATACTAGATATTTTATTTTAACAGGTGGCAGAGGCAGTGGAAAATCATTTGAGGTTGGTAGATTTACCAGCCTTTTATCTTTTGAAAGTGGGCATAAAATTTTATTCACAAGGCAAACAATGACAAGTGCCCATCTTTCAATCATTCCAGAGTTTAAGCAAAAAATTGATTTGTTAAATATCAATACTTCATTTCAAATAAACAAATCAGATATTTTAAATATTGATTCAGGAAGCGAAATTATATTCAAAGGAATTAAAACATCTTCAGGAGATCAAACTGCAAATTTAAAATCATTGCAGGGGGTTACAACGTGGGTTTTAGACGAAGCCGAGGAGCTTACAGATGAAACTACTTTCGACAAAATAAATCTTTCAATAAGGCAAAAAGGCAAACAAAACCGTATTATTCTAATACTTAACCCAACAACAAAAGAGCATTGGATTTATAAAAAGTTCTTTGAAGACAAAGGCGTTCAAGAGGGATTTAACGGCACTAAAGATGATGTCACCTACATTCATACAACTTACCTTGACAATATAGAAAATATTGACCAATCATTTATCAATGAGGTTGAGAAAATGCAAATCAAAAACCCTGAAAAATATAAACATCAAATACTAGGGGGATGGCTGAACAAAGCCGAAGGAGTTGTTTTTACTAATTGGCGAATTGCAGATTTTGAAGAGCATTCAGTTTCTGTTTTTGGTCAGGATTACGGATTCAGCATTGACCCCACGACTTTAGATAAAGTTTCAATTGATTCTAAAAATAAGCGTATTTTTGTAAAAGAATTTTTACACCAGTCAGGTTTAACAACCTCCCAGATATTTGACTATAATAAAATTTACGCAGGGAAAAGTTTAATTGTTGCCGATAGTGCTGAGCCTCGACTAATTTCAGAATTGAAATCAAGGGGTTTAATTATCAAAGGAATTGAGAAGCCAAAAATAATTGATCGTATAGCATTGATGCAAGATTGGGAAATAATAGTTGATCCTTCAAGCATAAATATTATAAAAGAATTGAATAATTATGTTTGGCACGACAAAAAAAGTCAAACCCCAATAGATGATTATAACCATCATCTTGACCCCATAGGGTATGTTTTTTGGGATTTAGTAGGAAAACCTAAATTAAAACGCACAGGCGGTGGATATATCAATTAATAAACAATTACAACTAATTTCTCAAGATGATTTTAATTTTTTAGTCAAAAATGGTAAACGCTCAAGTATTTTACTTAATTTTGACTTTGAAAGTCTTATTTATTGCAAATGGGGATTTGTAAAAGAAACTTTACCCGAGCTATTTTTAAAGAACGATTTTGAAACTTTATTTTTTTTAATTTTAAAAGACAGGGGACACAACTATTTTATTTCAGATATTCAAAATATTGCAATAGATAAAGCTATATCTTTTATTCTTTGGATAATTGATGAAATAAAAATAATTAACGAATTAGAAAGTAAATATTTAACAAGTGACCCTGATATTAAAATGATTCAATCAGGAATTAACAACTTAAATAAATTTGGATACTTAAATATGATCGACAATTTAGCAAAGGGGGATATTTTAAAATATGATTTAATTAAAAACATTGCTTATAATGTAATTTTTGACAAACAATATTTTGATATTACAAAGAGTCAAATCGAAAAAAAATTAAGTAAAATTAAGTAAAATGAATATAGTATCTTTTTGGAATGAGCAAGTAAATTTATGGAATGAACAACACAAATGTGGCTTTTGTTGGGAGTTTTCAGCACCCTTAGTTTCTAGTCAAATAAATATTTTTCAGAATGAAAATTGTTGTGTAAAGATATTTTTAACGGATGTTAAATTTAGAGAAGAGAGAAAAACAAATTTTTTAACGGGACTTACTGAGTATAAAAAATGTATCTGGAGTTTTTCATTATATGCTGTATTAAAAGAAAATTTAGGTGTTAATAACTATAATGAAATAAAAGGGCATTCAATTGAAGAATCAAAATGGGAAACTATTTTTTATCCTTTAATAAATTGTTTAGGATGCGATAATATCTTAGACACTTGTGTTATTTTAGGTAAAGAAATACAAATCGCGCAAAACGGAGATGCGCAATTGATTCATAATTATTTAGATGAAAACTATAACGGTTGGAAGATTAACTATATTTTTTCTGAAATAACATAGATTATAAAAAATAATGAAAATCCCTGAAACGCTAATTATTGAAGCTATTCAAGGAGTTATAAATAACTTCTTAAAACCTAAATTCATTTCTTTAGGTATGAATGCCACAGGAAAATGGCTAGATTCTTTGGAGGCTAGAGTAAATAATGGTAATGGCGAAATATGGGGAATGAATTACACTTATTGGCTAGCAAATGGGCGATCGCCAGGTAAAAAACCTCCAGTAAGCGTTTTAATACCGTGGGTAAATGCAAAACTAGGAATAAGAGGGGCGGAAGCTATATCGGTAGCTTTTGCCGTTTCTAAAAAAATAGAAAACGAGGGCACTAATTATTATCCTCAGGGCACTGACTTATTAGAGGTGTTACAGTCAAAGGAGGTATTAGACTATGTTTATTCTAAAATAAAAGAAGGCTTAACCGTAGAAATAAATCAAATTTTAATAAAACAACTAAATGACAATTTCGCACAATCTTAATAGTAATGGTTATTTTACAAATAATGAAATTTGGATGGAAGTGACCTCTAATTTACCAGTTAATTACTTTACTTTTGTTTTTACCAACCTTTCTAATTCTAAGATAAGCTCTGTTTTTACATCATACACTGATTTAAGCAATAAAGTTTTTATAAATATACAATCAATAGTTAAAAGCCTTTTTGATGTTCCAAACGGGAATACAAACAATAGTTGTAAAATTAAAATAGTAATAAACGCCCCTGATGGAACTAATATGTTTTTTATAAAAGATTTTATAAGAGGCGGTAAAAGGACAAATGAAACAAATCAAACTACACCCCCAAATAAATCCATTAGGATTTCGGAAAATATACCCGTATGGAGTGGGTTCCCCGTTTATGATTATTTCCTTTCTGATTCTTTTTTAATTGAAGAAAAATCATTATTTGAAATATCTAACATTGATTACAGACGTGTAAAAGGGTGTAATAATGTTTACATAAAATTTCTTAATCAAAAAGGGGGTTATTCTTATTGGTTATTTGAAAGCTATTCTGAAAAAGAACAAAATACTAATCTTGGTTATGTAGTGCATTCAAAAACCAATAACTTAATTGACTTAGGCAACCTTAGCAAAACAGATTTTCAAATATATTCAAAGATACCCAGAGAATATAGAGATTACGTAAAAGATTTAATTGTAAGCCCTGACGTTTACGCATATCAAAATGGCGTTTGGAAAAAACTATTTATGAAGAGCAACTCTTACGAATTTGACAATATAAAGAAAGTATATTCTACTACGTTAAATCTTGACATAAACTATCGTTTTAATCCCTCATTGATATGGTAGAATTGATAATAAACAATATTCCAATAGAATTAGATAAAAAAACTTCTATAAAATACACTAAGCAGATTGAAGATATTTTTGATATTGCAAGTGTATCTTGTTCTTTTACAAATTCATTTGAATTTCAAAAAACACCGTTTAACTCTCATGCTATGCAAAATCTTGGAATAAGTGGTGACGGTTCTTATATTCCATACCAAAAAAACAAAGCGGTCTTAAAAGTAGATGGATTTGATTTAATCTCAAAAGGGTGGTTCGATATTTTAGAAACAGAGGATTCCTATAAAGCGCGCATAATTGATGGAATGATTGATTTCTTTAAAGCTATTGAAAACAAAACTTTAGGAAAAGATTTGAATCTTGAAGATTTTAATCACGAAAAAACAATGCAGAGCGTGATTGATAGTTTTAACAATCAATACTATAATTATATTATAGCAGATTACGGGGGCAAAAACATATATAATAACAAGGTAAATATAGACTATTTAACGCCTTGTTTTTCTGTAAGAGAATTATGGGATTTAATCTTTAAAACTTTTGGTTTTGTTTGTAATTATTCTGAACTTAATTATTTGAATGGGTTATATATAACATACCCTAAATCAATATCGGAAACAACAACAAAAGATTTAATGGCTACTTTCATTAAATATCCTTACGAAAACACTAATAGAACGGCATCGGGTGGGTATACAAGACCTACTCCTAATTACTTTTGGGATCAAGTATCAGTAAGTGGGGCCATTATAACAACAAACGGCTGGGGTTTTGTAATAAACGAGAACGGGGCTTATTTTTTTGATTTAACAATAGATATGTATGTTACTTACAGGAGAAAAAAGAAATTTTCAAGAAAAGTAGATATAGCCGTTCATGTTTATGTAAACGGTATTGTAACTGCAATAATAGGCAGTCCATTTACTTCAAACTCAGATGCTGGTGGGGAAAAAAATGTATCTTTTAATTTAGCTTGTAAGGAGGGGGATTTTATATTTATAGATATTTTTGCCCCGAGCAGATTAGATTTTAATAACTTATATCACTATGCTGAACGATGGTTTCATAAATCAACAGTTTTTAAAATATACAAAACAAATTTAGGTGCTGCAAATTTAGAAAATGAGTTAAAAGATTTATCTATTAAAGATTTTATAAAGGAAATTCTTTGGAGGACAGGGTTAACGCCAGTATTAAATCAAACAACAAACACAGTTGATTTTATAACATTAGATAGTCGTTTAGATTTTAATAACAGCCAAGACTTTTCTCATTGCTTTATAAAAAGAACAGGGGAGGCTTATCAAAGTGACTATGCTCAAAAAAACGCTTTTAAATTAAAAAAAAATATAGAAACAGACTTAACTGGTGACGGATATATTTATGTACCTAATGTAAATTTGAACGCAGAAAAAACACTAGCTCAATCAAAAATATATGCGCCTGATAATACTGTAAATACTCCTTTTTTTGGTTTTAGCACAAATCAGTATAAGATTTGGGATTCAGAAATAAAGGACAATAACGGAGTTGCTGAAATAACTTACAAAGGATTGTCTGGTAGGTTTTATTTTTTACGAAAAAATATTGAACAAGCACAATTAAATTTGATTTCTGAGCAGTTAGTTGATAACGGAACAGTTTATGAATTCCCAATAGCTATAAATAACGATACTTTATTTGATGAGGCTATTTATAAAAACTATACTATGTATCAAAAGATATTCACGAATTTTAGAATACATAAAATTGATCTTGCAATGAATATAAATGATTTTATATCTGCTGATTTAACAAAACCCTTTTATTTTAGGCAAGAAAACGCTTATTATATTTGTAATAAAATATCATTTGAAGAGGGCGAAAAATCATCAGGGGAATTTATCAAAATAAACAAATTATAAAATGGCAGAGGTTATAAATTTAGCAACATTTAATCTTGACACAGACAGACTTCAAAAGAGTTTAAGCGATTTGCAGGATAGTTATTTGGATTTAAAAAAAGAGCAAAAATCGTACTCCGATCAAGTAAAAGAAACGGCTAAACAAATAGATTTGCTAGAAAAAGCCAATGATGCGTTATCTGATAGCGCGGGAGACAACTCCGATGCCATCGAGGCTAATAGGAAAGAAATAGAATCTTTGATAAGATTGCAAAGAGAAGCGCAAAAAGCAGAGTTAAATTTGGCTAGCTCTGTAAGCAGGGTTAGAACTGAAATAAGCCAAACAACTACCCAATTAACGGCGTATCAAAATGCTGAGGGGAGAACTACCTCATTGATCGAATTAGGAAATAATGCTTTGCGTCGGCAAATAAACAATAGGAATGATGCAAGATCGTCAAGTCAGGAGTTGAATAGAATAGTTAGCCAGCTTAATCCTAACATTGAAGAAGAAGCGCAATTAATGCAACAACTAAACAGTAGAATAGATGACAATACATCTTTTGTAAGAGCTAATTCAAGCGCAACTACTCAACAGGCTATGAACATAGGAAACTATACGGCGGACATAGAAGAGGCTTTGAAAAGCCAAGAATTGTTTAACGGCGGGCTTCTTGGATTTATTAAAAAATCCTCAGATGCAGGGGGAGCTGGGGCTTTGTTAGGTAACGCATTTTCAGCTATTCGTATTGGAATATTAGGAGCTTTAAAGGCAGGGCTTGCGTTTATTGCAACACCAATAGGGGCGGTTATTGGTGTTTTAGCTGTTTCTGTGGGTGCAGTTGTTGGTGCTTTTAAATTGGCAAAAGCCTCAATGCAAAGCACAGAGGAAGGGACTCAAAGATTAGCAGTGATTACAGGAGCTATAACAGGGGTTTTTAACGGCTTGTTTAAAATAATAAAGCCTTTGGGGATGTTCTTTGCGGAGGTATTTATTAAAACGTTAGAAAACGTTGGTACTGTAGCCGAAAAAGTATCTAATGGACTTGCTAATGTTTTGGAATTTGTAGGGGCGGAAAGCGCAGCAAAGGGAATTAGAAATATTACTAATGAGGTAAAACAATCATCCATTGCTTCTGCTAATTTAGCAAAAGCCGAGGGGGAATTGCAATCCAAACAAAGAAATGGCGCTAAAATTCAGCTAGACTATCAAAGGCAAGCTGAAAAACTAAGGCAACAAAGAGATGACGAAACAAAGTCAATTTCAGAAAGAATAAGAATAAATAATCAGTTGGGAGGGGTCTTACAAAAACAATCGGCTTCTGAGCTTGAAATAGCAAACAAGCAGTTGCAGGTAGCAAATTTAAAAATATTAGCAGAGGGGAAGACAACCGATTCGTTAAACGCGAGGGCAGAGGCTGAAAAAAATATATCGGATATTAAAGAGCGTATCACGGGACAAGAATCTGAGCAGTTAGCGAATTTAAATTCTTTAAGAAAAGAATCCGCAGACAAGAAAAAAGAATTAGATTCGCAATCCGTTGATAGTGCTTTGAGTAAATCAAGATCTGAAATAGATTTATTTATAGCCAGCCAAGGGTTTAAAAAGAAAAGTATAGAAGAAGAAATTAAGTTGAATAATCAATTATATGACAAAGAACTTGTAGATTTAAAATTACAATTAGAAAACAAAAAAATTACACAAGAACAATTTGATGCGCAGTTAAAAACGTTGCAAAACGAAAATATGTCAAAAAATGCGTCATTAACAATTGAAAACGCTCAGCTAGAATTGGATGCTCAAACTGAAAAAAACAATAAGATTTTGGAAAACGACCAATACCTTTCAGATGAGCAATTAAAGATTAAACAAAAAGCTATTGCAGATCAATTAAAAGCGGATACCGACTACGAACTAGTTCGTTTAGTAAACGGCGATATAAATCAAAAACAATATGATGATAATATTGCTAAAATAAAAAATGAAAGCAAAGAAAAAGCAGACGAGTTGAATATTCAGAACGAAGTAGCAGAAAAAGAAAAACAATTAATTGATTTAGAAAATAAAAAAATAATTGAAGAAGAAAACTTTATTGCTCAGGGAGAACTTGAAAAGGAAAGAAATGCAATTAAGCTACAACAAGAATTAGACAATGCCGAGAAAACAGGCGCGGATACGCAACTTATAAAGGATAAGTACGCCCAAATGGACAAAGACATAGATAGCGTGGTGATGCAAAATAAATTGAACTTAGCTAGTCAAACGTTTGGACAATTAGCAACTATACTAGGTGAAAATTCAAAAGCTGGTAAAGCAGCGGCGATTGCACAGGCAACGATAGATACCTATTCAGGAATAAACAAAGTATGGTCAACGGCATCAACTTTACCCGAACCACTTGCAACTGGGCAAAAAATACTTTCTACCGTAATAGTTGCAAAGTCAGGATTCGATTCTGTTAAAAAAATAACATCTACAAAGCAACCTAATACAGGAAAGCCCTCAAAGTTTGCGAGTGGGGTTATTGGACTACGAGGAACGGGTTTTGGCGAAAGCGATAGTATTAGTGCTAGTTTAAGCGCAGGAGAAAGTGTAATAAATGCAAGATCAACTTCAATGTTTGCCAAGGAATTAGGAATTATAAATCAAGCAGGTGGGGGGGTAGGATTAAATGGCGCGTCAAACATTCTAAATCAAAATGAAATTAATCAAAACGTTAACAATTCCCAAATGGTTCAAATGATAGCGGAGGCAGTGGCGATTGGTGCAGAACAAGGTACGTCAAAGGGTAGTCAAAAAGGTATTATAGGTTTAAGTGAAAATCGCAAAATAATGAATGATGCAAAGTTTTAATAAAAAACTCCTAAGCGCGAAAGGAAAGGCATTTTCTTTCGCTGATAAAGGTATTACCCCTCTTTTAGAGGGTAAATTTAATTTTGAAAATATAGATAAAGAAGTGGAATTGTTAGCAAATGAAAGAAAAAAAATTTGCATATTGTGCAATTATTACGAAGATGAGCCTATTGATTTTTTTAAAGTTAATGATGAAAGAATAAATGAATTAACTAGTAAAATGTGTGGCGAGTGTTTTTGCACGTTATCCTATAAATTACGCCAATCTAAAAAAAAATGCAATAAATGGATAGAGTAGTTGATTATATTGAAATGAATATGCAGGTAATAAAAACACTTGTAAAGATAGGAAGAATGCCCCTGTCTACAATGACAGATTATGATATATATATGTATTACAAATCAATTTTAAGCGAACCGTATCAAATGAAAAAATATTTAATTGTAGCTAAAAAATTTAAGTGTTCAGTCGCTACTGTCAGGAGAGCGGTCTCGGCTATGGAAAATAAATTATAGTTTTTACTTACAGTATTTATCTTTTATTAAATAATTAGCATAAGTGTCTTTAGTGACTTCTTTTTTCGTGCCATCTAAAAAAAAATAATAAACAGGAGCGTATAAGTTTACGCCTATTGACTCATAAATTATTTTTTTATCTGTAACTGTTTTACAAGTGTCAACAATCGGCTCATCTTCTGAACATCCAAATAATACAAACGATGCAATAAATAAAATTTTTTTCATAATTAATTTAAATTAAAAGAGACCTGTTTTTTTGCAGGTCTCTTAGTTTTGTAAAGTTTCGTATTACTTTATACGATAATTCAATACAAATCTAAACCTATTTTTTTTATTTGCAAACATTTTAGCAAAAAAAAATATTTTTTTTAACATAACATAGTATAATTTTATAAAAAAATCAAAAGAATGCACGAAATTAAGATATATGGCGAGATTGTGCCTTTTGAAGAGGACTGGATTATTGAACAAGGTGGTTATGTAAACCTTTCTAGCGTTCAAAATCAATTATCAAAAGCTGAGGGCAAAGACATATTTGTTAGGTTGCGATCTTTCGGAGGGGATGTAGAAACAGGGTTTTCAATATACAACGAATTAAGGAGGTATGCAAAAGACAACAACGCTAAAATAAAAATTTTAGGAGAAGGGCAGGTAGCGTCTATTGCAACAGTTATATTTCTTGCTGGTGATGAACGAATTTTAACTGGTCATACTGAGCCCTTCGTTCATAACGCTTGGACTTATTCTGAAGGGGATTCTAAAAAACTACTTAGAGTTGCTAACGAATTAGATAATTGGAACAAAAACATAGCCGAACATTACGCTTTACATACAGATTTAACAAAAGAAGAATCTTTAGCGTTAATGCAAAATGAAACTTCAATAAGTGCTGAAGAAGCCGTAAAAATGCGATTTGCTACGTCAATAGAAGAAGTGTTAAGACCTGTGGCGTTAAAAAGATTTAATATTAACAAAAAAGAAGTAATAATGAATAAAAAAACTCAAACATTGCTAAATAAAGCAATGCAATTTTTAAAAGGATTTTCTAATAAAGTTGTAGAAACGGCAGACGGAAAAGAATTGGATTTTTTCGAACTCGAAGATTCGGGAGTTATTGAATTAGGAGTAAAAGCGACCTTTGACGGAAATGATGCCGAGGGTAGCTTCATAATGTTAAGTGGAGAAACATACGTTTTTGTCGGCGGTGAACTTACTGAAATAATACCATCAGAGGAGGAAATGACAATAGATGATGCAAAGGCTGAAATATTAGCATTAACTCAGCAATTAGAAGCAATTACAAACAAAGCAGTTGAGTTGGATTTGCAAAATAAATCAAAAGATGTTTTAATATCAAACTTCAAAGCTAGTTCTAAGGCTATTCCAAAACAAGAAAAAGAATCGCCAAAGTCAAATATTGAAAAACAAACAAACGCATCATTGGCAGTTTCGAACTTTAATAAATTTAAAACAAAATAATAAAATGGCTATAACAACAAACTTTTCAAATGCAATATTATCTTTAGTTAACGATTTAGTTTCTGCTGACAAAGTTCTGCTTGCAAATGCGGTATTTGAAAGCGCATTTGAAATTGGAAAACTTGCAGATAATCACACTGTAATTACTGGAGTAAGAAACGGTAACATAATACCTATTCTTTCAAATTCACCGCAATACGATTCTTTTCCTTATAAGAATCCCTCAGACTGCAACATTCCAGTATGTGATTTAGATTTAGGCTTTACTGCAAAGCCGTGGGTAATGGGTATGATAGCCTGTAAAATACCAATTTGTATAAATAACTTTTCAGAGGATTTTCTTTTGTTTTGGAATACAAATAAAAGAGTTTTCGGTGATGAAAATTTAGAAAGTGCACTAATGCAGTTTGTAGTTTCTAAATTCCAAAAAAACTTAGAGGCGGCTTTATGGAGAGTAGCATTCTTTGGGGACACTAGCATCTCAAGTGCGGATATTAACTATCAGTTGCTTAGAAGCTCTGACGGAATATTCACGCAAGCCGAAGCAATGGACGGAATAAAAATAGTGGTTTCAGAAAACGTTTTAGGTGCAGGTATGACAGGAGAGGCTGTGTATGCTTACTTAGACAACGCATACAAAAAAGCAAGCGTATTGCCATGGTTCGACACTACAACGGTTCGGTTTGAAATGACGCAAGCTATGGCTTCTGTTTTAGCATCTTGGCTTAACTCTTTGAGTGACAGATCTATGTATAATTGCGATTGTTATTCCGCTGATGGAGTAACATCTCAAAGAACATTTTCCACTAATAATGTTATGACAATATTTGGAATACCTATTTATGTACATAAGGAATTTGATGGAGTTATTTCTGCTTTAAATTTAGGAAATCCTTATAGAGCTATTTTAACTGCTAATACTAATATATTAATTGGAACTTCTGAACTGGATCAATTGCCATCATTTGATATTTGGTATTCAAAAGATGATGATATGATCTATATAAAAGGAGGTGCTAATGTAGGTGCTGCATTGGTTACAAATGAGTATGTATATATAGGCTCTGAAAGCTTATAACAGGTAATAATTTAAAAAACAAAATAATATGGCAATTACAAGTATATGCGGAATTTTAAAAAACGGACAAGATGCATCTTGCACCGCACCCGTTCGTAAATTTTATCAGCAAGCTGTCTTTATTAACATATCTGATATAGAAAAAAACTCTATTCAAATATCTGTACCCGATAACAACCCTGATCCCGAAAATCCTATTTGTCCTTATCGCGTAAATTTTTCTTTAAAAGAAGGCAAAACTGGAATCAGATTTGTAGGATCGGAAAGCGGGAGCACTTATAAAGGATATTTTGAAAAAACAGTATCAGATTTAGGATATGTTCAGTATAAACACAACGCTCAAATTTTGATAGTAGGCTCTAACGAGCAGGCAAAGTGCATACTAGATTCTCTAGGTAAGGGTAAATTTGTTGCGGTTTATCAACTTTACGATGGCACAGTTGAGGTTTACGGAATCACAAACGGCTTATCTGCTGGGGATTATACTTATGATATTCAGGAGGGGGGCGGTGGTACAGCTATTGTTCTTTCTAGTATGGAAAATGCCCCTGAGAATTATATTCCTTTAGTTTATAAATCTAATGTAGTGGGTGGAGAAAATGCCGATTTCGATTCTAATTTTGCAAATTTTCCATTACCTGTATAGATAAATGACTGTTAATGAATTAATATTATTAGACAAAAATAAGGTTAGAAGGGATTCTAGCCTTATGTCTTTATATTTGCGTTATTTTCAAGAAGCTTATAATTACAAGCCTAATTGTACTGCTTGTTCTTTTGCTACTGATTGGCAAAAATTAGTTTCTTTTTATTCAAACAAAGAAGTAAAAGGGTTAAATTCACAAAAAAAAACTATGAATATTTCTATAAAAAAAATACAAGGGAAAATACTATCTTATAAAAAAGACGGTAAAACATTTAGACTTTATGACAATATTTTAACGCCAAATTTTATAGAGGAATATTTAAAAAACGGGAGTGATGATGTTTTAGAAGAAAGAAAAAAACTTTTTAACTTACCTGATAATAAAATTCCATTCGAATTGTCAGAAGTAAAAGAATCCGATACAGTTTTTGCTTTGCAAAAAAACCATAAAAAAAGAAATAAAAAATAGAAAATAATGTCAGATTCAAAAAATGTTTTAGTAAAAGCAAGAGCTAAGTTTATAGAGCTTTATTCTCGCATAATAAAACAAGAGGGAGATAAAGATGATTCTGTTTTTTATAATGGTGAAAACAATCTTTATCCAAACGAAATTGAATTAGCTATTTTAAATTCGCCATCAGGAAAAAATGCCTCTAAAATGATGGCTAAATTTATTTCAGGAAAAGGCGTAGTAAATGACTTTGTTGTTAATTACGAAAAAAATTACAATATTTCTAAAATAGTAAAGTTAGCATCTAATGATATTGCAAGACAAAACGGTGTTTTCTTTCATATAGGTCAAAAACTAGACGACAAATTACAATTAGTCCCCGTTTTGGATGTTTTAGAATATACCAAAACTAGAATAGGCAAAGAGGACGATAATGATAATATCACAAAATACTGGTTTAAAGACTACTCAAAAACAAAATCTTTTTCATTTGGAAAAGATAAAAACGATTGCACTTTCTATTATCCATTTTCTAATAAAAAAAATGTAATTTTAGAGCAAATAAAAAACGATTACATTTTAAGTGGTGCAAAAGATATTAATGTAGACTTGTCTGTAATGTTACCTTATTATAGAGGACAGGTGTATTATCTTAATATGACACCTGAGTTTAAATATGCACTTTCTCCTTTCGATGCAGTTTATAATGATTTAGACACAGAAAGCAGAATATCAATGTACACTAATAGGCAAGTAAGGACAGGTTTTTTAGGAAAAACTTATGTAGTTACGGCTGGATTGGACACAGAAGAGGAAGAACAAGTACAGGAGGATATTAAGCTATGGCTAGGCTCTGAAAACGTAGGCGGAACTTATCACCTTTCAATTGGTGCTACTGATGACATTGAAAAAGTTTTTAAAGTTGGACAAATAAAAGCTGAGATTGACGAAAAGATTTTTACAGAAACAAAGAATACAGTAAAATCAAACATTTACGCAGCCGCAAATAACATTCCTGAGCAGTTAATTAAGTCTGATAACACGCTATTTGGCACAAGTGCGGATACTTATGTAGAAATGAAGAAATTCTATACTGAGCAAACACTTGATGAACGCACGGAATTAGAAAATACTTTGACTTATTTAGGATTTGAATGCAAAATAATTCCAATTATTAACGTCGACAATATCGCCGATGCTTTGCTCGGAAACCCTGAACAAATAACAACAAATGAAACTATTACCACACCATTATAATTGTATTGGCATATTGGCAAAGCATTGTGATTTGTCAAAGCTATGTATTGCAGAAACAGAGGCTTTAAATTTTGATTTAGCGGAGCTTTTTTGTGATGTTTGGATTGAAATTGAAAATATAATAAAAGAGGTTCAAGACTATATATCAAATCCTGACAATCAAAAACCTGAATATTATAATGAGAAAAACTTGCTTTTAAATGGAGGTTATTATGTAGATTGTTCAAATAAACAACGACGATTCGAGGGCATTTATAAAATAATGGCTTACTATTCTTATTCAAGATACATTGTAATTAACGGATTTAATGATACTGCAAACGGTATTGTAACAAAGACAAATGAATTTTCAATTCCAAAAACTCTAAAAGAACTAGAGTTATTTTCTGACAAATATAGAAATATGGGGAAAATATCTTTTGAAAGAACTTTAAAATACCTATGCGCAAATAAAGATATTTTTGATTACTATAAATGCTCGGAGGATACTTGCGGTTGTAATTCCGATGAATGCGGAACTACAAAGGCAAAAGGCTATGGATTTAAAACAAGAAATATAAGCAAATGAGTTGCGAAAAAATAACCTTTGGATTAGATTTGCGTTGTGGGAATATTCAAAAACAATATTATCAACAGGCAATATTAGTAAACAGAAGCGATATTTTAAACAAACAAATTTTAACTAGTTATGTATCTTTAAACGATATACATACTTGTAGGCATAGAGTTTCGTTTAATTTAAAAGAAAATAAAAAAGGCTTTTTTTTTTCAGCTTCTGAAAATTCAAGCAGTATTTTTGGGGTTGTTGAAAAATCAATTGTACAAGGCAATCCTCAGTATTTACATTCGGTTACTATTTTAGTTTTAGGAGTGTCAGAAAATGTAAAATGTATTTTAAAACAATTAGATTACTCTGATTACTTTGTTGCTTTACAGTTATATGATGGCACTGTTGAGGTTTATGGCTTTGAGTTTGGAATGACAACCGATAATTATACTTATGATCCTATGAATGCCGAAGGTGGGGGGGTAATAAAGCTTAAATCAATGAATGATGCTTTAGAAGACGAATTGCCTTTTATATACGATGGTAGTCCATCCGATTTTGACAATTTATTTGAGAATATAGTTTTTTTGCCTAATGGCGATTTTAACAACGATTTTAGTAACGATTTTAACAATTATTAAATATGCCTATTCCTAATTATTTAACGGTAATAAATCAGATTAACTCATTTATTATAGCTAACGGAAACAACGAAATAACGGCAAATGTTTTAAATCCTATATTGCGTTTAATTGCTGATTTTTCAAATAGCAGTATCGGTAATTTGGAAAATCTAACGACTACGGAAAATAATAGCGTTGTGGATTCTATTAATTCGTTAAAAATAGATCTTGAAAACATAAATAATAACGGAGTTCAATTGTTTACAGGATACAATAATCCAAATGACGTTCCTCCTCCTTATTATAACTATGCTGATTTCTATATGGAGCTAGAGCCGTTTGATGAATCGCCTTATCAATTATGGCAATGGACAGGTGTTGAATGGACTACATACTCTGAAGTTTATTCAAAGGCGGAAATCGATTTTATAATTTCAAATATTAGCACAGGCGCAGGTGGCGGGGGTGTTATAGAAAAAACCTATGCAGAATTACAGGACTTAGTTGCCGATAGTCTTTTGATAAAAGGACAGGTTTATTTATTAACCGATTATATGACTACATATATACAACCAATAACTAATATTTTAAAATCTAGCGATGTTATTGAGCCTTTGTATTTAACGGCTGTAAATAATAGCGAGTTTAGGAATATATGTTACTCCGCTCTTTATAAACAAGATATTGTTTACTATACTTTTAACGGACTAACTAGAGATAATAATAATACTGAGGGTTTTTCAAAAGGCAAAATATACAGAAGAATTGATACGGATAAAAATAATGACATAGGCACAGATTGGCGACATATTAGATATGAACGTGCAGGGTATCAGAAATTATTTTTCTCTAATGGAGATAATGGGTGTTATGATAATGTTATTAAAACATACAAATTATTTAACAGTGTTGCTCTTGGAGTATTTAGTGGCAACACAATAGGCAATAATTTTAATGACAACACAATAGGGGATAATATTTTTAACAACACAATAGGTAATGATTTTAAGAACAACACAATAATAGGTAATTTTACTAGCAACACAATAGGGGATTATTGTTATGACAACACAATATCTGCGGCTTTTCAACATAACAAAATAGGGGATACTTTTACTGTCAACACAATAATAGGCACTTTTTATTCTAACACAATAGGGGATAGTTTTATAGGCAACACAATAGAGTATAATTTTAGTAATAACACAATAGAGTATGATTTTAGGATTAACACAATAGGGGATAATTTTCAATACAACAAAATATGTACTTCATTTACTGGCAACACAATAGGGACTTATTTGCAATACAACACAATAGCGGATGGTTTTCAAGGCAACACAATAGGTAATGATTTTTATGACAACACAATAGGTGCTTCCTTTACTGACAACACAATAGGGGATTCATTTTTTGGCAATACAATAGGGTATCGTTTTACTAGAAATAATATATTTAATGAGTTTTATAATAACGAAATATCTAGTTTTTTTACAGACAACTTCGTGGATGAATTTGGATATAACAAAATAGATTCATTTTTTCAAGGAAACAGTTTTATTAATTCGGTTGGTCAAAATTCACTTATTGTAAACACATTGCCTAACTCTACCTTTGGACAAAGGTTTTATGTAACAGATGCCTTAAATCCTATTTACTTGGATGTAGTAGTCGGTGGTGGTTCAACTATTTGCCCTGTTTTTTTTAATGGAACAAACTGGGTCGTTTCTTAAATAATAAACTTAAAAACAATAAATAAAAATGAAAGATTTTAAAACAACAATTTCGGGATTTGTACCAGCTTTTATATTGTCTATTGATGCGTTAATTGACGCTTATTTGCTAGGGTATTTTGATGGCAAAACAGGAAAACAGTTGCTTATATCAATAGGACTGTTCTTAATAGGATATTTTGCCAAAGATAAAAGCAAAAACGAACAAAATCATAGAACAAAATCAGGAGGAGCTATTATACCTAATAAGGCTTTGTAATGGTAAAAAATAAAGACATACCGTTTATAATGTACTTTGTTTTTATGATTGTCTATTTGATTATAGGCAACAACGAAATCAATTTATGGAATGGTATGTTTTTTTGTTTTAACTATTTTATTATTTTCTTTTTGTTTAAGAATCATAGAAGTAGAATTATTAGATTTATAGGTATGATTTTTTCTATATCTTTATTCCTTTTTTCTATATTAAAATTTTTTACTAATTTTAAAGTTGAAAAAGAATATTCTTTTATTCCTTTTTTTATAATATTATTATTATTTTTTGTATTAAGTAAATGGGAGAGATAAAAGAATATATAGCGGATAGATTGACTATCATACTAGTAAGCTTAAATGCGGCTTTGCAATATTTTGGTATAGAAAACATCAAAAGCACTATACTATGGTTTTTAACAATAACCTTGTTAATTTTTAAAATAAAAAGCGAGTTTTTAAAATATAAAAAAGAAAAAAACCACAACTTATTAGAAATAGAAATAAAAAAAGAGGAGCTTAAATTAAAGAAAATAAAAAATAATGAAAGAGAACGCGATGCTTTTTTAAAATCTTGGAAAAATGAAAACGACAAAAATAGGAATTGATTTAATTAAGTTTTTCGAGAGCATTCACGACGGGGATTTAAAAAAAATAGGATTACAACCTAAAATGTGTCCCGCTGGAATTTGGACTGAAGGATATGGTCACGCTATCAGGAATGAAAAAGGGGTTTTTTTGAAAGGTGTTGAAAATAAAGAAAAAGCATATAAATACTCTATTGTAAAAGACGAGTTGCAAGCTGAGAAATTACTAGAGAAGGATTTAAAAGCTTATGAAAATATTGTTATAAAAAAAATAAAAATTGTTTTAAAACAAAATCAGTTTGATGCTTTAGTTAGTCATACATATAATACAGGAGGTAGTGATAAGTTGTTTAATTTAATAAATAAAAAAGCTCCTATTGAAGATATAAAAAAATGGTTTGAAAATAAATATATAACAGTAGCGGGCAAGCAATTGAAAGGACTTTTAAAAAGAAGAAAAGCAGAATTTAAACTGTATAACAAATGAGTTTGATACCAGCAATTTACAACTTAGAGGATCATTATAAGGGGTCTACTTTACATCCTTTGCATATAAAGTTTAATTTTGAAATTACAGGGGCAACTATTATATGTCAGGTTAAAAGCATACAATGCCCTAAAATTATTCACGAATGGAAAACAGGATTAAATATTACAACAATTGACGCATTAAATGGTGAGGTTGTTTTAAACCAAGTTAATAAATTTAATCCATTGGCGGGTAACTACGTTTATGACTTACAAATTGATTTTGAAGACGGGACTAGCGAATCTTATATGAAAGGTTGTTTAAAAGTAATTCAAGATATAACAGTGCCGAATATATGATTGACGTTATACCAATATTGCAACAAATAGAATTAACAGTTGATGAAACTACTAATGTAGTAAACATTAACGTTTCTGATATAGGCTTGAAAGGATTAAAAGGAGACAAGGGAGACAAGGGAGAGGATGGCATTTTTCCTTTTTTGATGGACTTGCCAGGCTTACCATAAATATAAACTTAAATAAAATAAAAAAAATGGCATTATTAAACACAGATTTATTTTTAGTAGAAAGGGCAGGTGTTCAGTACAAAATGACATCAGATCAATTAGCTATTTTTGTAGGAGCGGTTAAAGATATTACAGCTACTACATACGCTAATATGTTAGATGGGACTTTTGTAGGGGGCGCAACCGCAAAAGTTGGCGACAGGGTATTTATATCTAATGCTACTGGAGATACTACGGTTTCTTCGGGTTGGGCTATTTACAGAGTTTCTTCCATATCTCCTATTGTTGTGGATAAGATACAAGAGCAGGAAAGCATGGATTTAATTATAACCTCATCTACAAATTTGGGCACTATTGTATCAGGGTCTAGTGTAACTATAACAAGCGACAATGGAACTGACGCTATAATTCCATTGGCTTCTTCCACGTTAGCTGGATTAGCAAGTCCGTCAATGTTTTCAAACGAACACGTTAAGGCTGTATCTGGACTAACTACCGCATCTAATCCAGTGAATGTCAATGTAACTACTCAATCTATTACTTTCGGTATTACGCAATTAACCGCATTACCTTAATGGGCGCGCAACTTACTGATATACTATATGCGGAACGTTTAGGTATTGGGGGCAAAGTTACAGTACAAGATATAGTATCTTTATTTAGCGGTGGCGTTTCAACAAGACAGGTTATTACTTTAGCTTCAAATTTCTCTTTTACGTCTGTAACTCGTGCAAATGTAACAGGTATGAGTTTTTTAGTTACGGTGGGCAAAAAATATAAAATATCTTTAATTGGTGACTATCAAACAGGGGTTGTTACCACTGGGGGCAGTATTGGCTTTGTTCTAGCATCAGGAACAGGAAATATAAAAGGTTTTGTAACAATGTCAATATCTCAATCGGTTGTGGCTACTGATTTAACAACAACTATAAGAGCTATTAACTCAATTAATTCAACTGCTGGAAGTTTTATAACATCATCGGGAGTTTCTGTAATAAATAGCCCCCATTATTTTTTTGGTGAATTAATTTTTGACTGCTTAACAAGTGGAGTATTTCAATTGCAATTTGCGAGCGAAGTTGCTTCTACGTCAGCTCAAATTAATGCTGGAAGTGTAATGATAATTGAAACTTTAAATTAAAAATGATTAATAAACAATATAAAGAAAAAATAGATACAGATACAATTATTGATTTAGCTACCGAATTAATTAGCAATAAGCCGCCTACAACATTATTTGGACGTGTTTTAAGATGGATTAAGAAAGTAAATAAACTAAAGAATGACTTAGGTGTTAAAATAAAAAAACGCTCTTAATTGGAGCGTTTTTTTATTTAAAAAGTACATTCATTTTTTTGTTTAGGAATCAAATCTTTATAATCTCTTTTTATTTTCTCAGCTATTGCTTGTCTTATAAAATGCCCCACGTCAACTTTATAACTTTTCATCTTTTTTAAAGTATCGTGTTGTATTTGAGTTATACGTATAACCTTTGTTTTTACAAGTATCTTAGCCATTTTGTAATACATTTTTAAGTTGTAGCCATTAGTTATATTCCAGCTTCGAGCAACTTTGTAACCAAAGCTACTCTTGCTGTAATAAAGTTCTAATTATTCTCCTTGCTTCCGCAAATGATTTTGAATAGATAATTTTAGAAAGGTTGTCTGAATCGCATATTTTTTCAATTTGTTCATTAACATAGTCTTTGGCTATTTTTACACATTCATTTGGTGCTTCGCATAATTCATCGTATTTTAATTTACCTGTTTGGTTTTCAAACATAATTTCTACTTCTTCAAATTTTTCTTTTAGTGTCATATTTGTATTTTATTGATTAATAATTGTGTGAAAAAAAGCCGAGAATATAACAATCACTACAAGCTAGTTGCCGAAGCATTGGAATAAATAGGCAACCAGCGTGTAGTTTTAACGTTATGGGAAATTTTAAAAACCTTTTCCCACCGCACCGTTAATCCTCATCAACAAATCCGTCAAGTGTTTGTCTAAAGTTTGCGATTTTACCGTTTTCATCAATATCCATAATGATATAATCTCCGTAACCGCTTTCTTTTGGACACATCATTTTAGGCACATAGTCCTGTTCAATTGACAAAACGGTATTGCCTTCTGCATCTTGTAAGTAGTAACTACCTGCATCGCAAACTTTATAATGTACTTCGGCTTTTACACCTTGTTTCCAATTGGTAATTACACCGCTATCAATATCAATAATCGGACACCATAATTCGCCCTGCTTACAAGGTATTAAATCGCCTTCCGTATCTTCAACACCATTAACGGTTGCATCTTCGTAATAGCGTACACCTGCTTTTACTACTAAAGTTTTCAATTCAACTTCTTTTTCAATTTTTACTGTTGCTTTCATTTTTAATTTATCGTTTAAATGCCCACCCTAAAAGGTTTTTAAAACTATCCCATAACACGGGTTTGGCAAAATGCCGCAGGACAATTAGTGCTAAAATTTAAGTTTCGAGTAGCGGCACTTCGCCAAGCCCGATAACGTTGTATGCAAGTGCTACGAAAGTGCTATAACTGAAAAAATCTATTAATAAAAACTTCATTTGATATTAATTCTCCAGTTTTTGAATTTTGCCAACTAATATCAATTAATTCAGTTTTGCCACTTATTGTAAGCCAACTGCCACAAAAATGAAAGTTACAATATTCTACTCTTGGAATATCTGTTACCTTATTTATTTTAATACCTAAATAAGGTAGTTTTAAATTTAAAATATTCTCCATATCTTTTTAATCAAAATAATATCTACCACAAACTATTATAAAATTAATTTCTTTTGATAAAATCATTTTGTAAAGCATTGAATAACTAATTTTAAGTTCATTCGCCTTGTTTATGAAATTTTTCATTTTTTACTCCAATTTTCTTCTCTTTCCCAAAAATTACCTTTCAACTTTACTGTTGTTTTTTTACCACAACACCCAGCATAACCATTCTCTATTGCTTCCTCAATTTGGGATTTTTCCATTTCTTTGGCAATGACAAAAAGCCCTCGTAACGATTTTAACTCATTACCCAAAGATAAATTCAATCGTTCTTCTAAATACTCTACTGCTGTTTTCATTTTATTATTTTTAATTGTGCTATAAATTCACTAATATGGTTTAATCTATCTTGGTATTCCTTAGATTTTGCATACTCTTGTTTTTGATAGTGTGGTTTAAGAATAAGCATTAATCTTTCTCGTTCTTTTTCATACATATCAATTATATATCCTATTCGCTCTATTGGAGTGAGTTTTTTAACTTCCAACGTTTCATTTTGTAATTCTTCGTAAGTTTTGTTTTCAAAAATAGCACCTTTATTTTCTTTAATATTATCTATTGATTCTAAAAAGTTTTTCATATTTTATTTAATTATTGCTTTAGTTATTGATTTAAAATTAGTGCTTCAAAACCGCACCAGCATACAACACGTGCTATACAAAAGAGGCGGTTCGGTACTCCGCAGAAACATTTGTGATTAAACAAACATTTGTACTCCGCATCAATTTTAGTGCTAATAATCGCCTCCTTCGTATAGCACCATACGTTAGTGGCAAGGCTATGAACACTCGCCCTTGTCATTCAACTTCCCGAAATATCCGTTACCAAAATTGACAGAACAATATACACCTTCTTCCGTCGTGTTAATTTCTTCTATTGAATAGCCATCCCAAGCTCCTAAATATTCTGCTCTTGATTTTGCGTATTCAATACCTTTGTCGGTTGTAATAATTAAACCAGCTTCTTCAAAGTTGGTTGAAAATGTGATTAAATATGTTTTCATTTTATCAGTTTTTGTGAAAACCCCATCCACTAACAGCGTGTATAAAAAATGGCGGGTTTTCGGTTAATTTAAAGTTTTGTAATTCTAATTAAGTTCTGTGCTTGCTGAAAGTCTTGGCTTCCTTAATCCGCCACTTCTTATACACGCAGAACGTTAGCGGTCAGCTTGAAGAACCGCACTCAAAAAAACTAAAAAATGAATCAAAAACAAAAAGAACTTGCGGAAAAAGTAATAGATTTCTTTAAAAAATCAGGAAAAATTAAGATTGTGCCAGGTATGGATTTATTACATCTTTTACCTGACAATAATTCAGCTGAAAAGGTTATATATTCATTAGAAAAAGATTTTTTGCTTTTAGAACGAACGTCAAAGGAAAGTTTTAGATTAACAGAAAAAGGATGAAATTTTACAACTTTTTCCAAACTAGAAAAAGAAGAAAAAAAGATGTCTCTATTCCAAACTATGCAATTATTAATAACTGCTTTGTCATTAATTACAGCCATTACTTTTGGTTTACTGAATTATTTCTTAAATCTTGAAAAAGTTGCTTTGAAAGAAGAAAGTTATCTTCTGAAATCTGACATTGCTCGTTATAAAGACTCAATAAATGAATATAAGAAACAAGTAATAGTAAAAAAGCAATAATTTGAAGAAAACACATTACTTGAGTAAAATTTTCTTTATTTAAAGTAAGTTTCATAATAAATATTTTTAAAATTGTTTCCGACTTAAAAACGGTGCGGAAGCGTAACCGAAAATTTAATATTTAAAAAGCCGAACCGCTAACAGCCGTTTTGATATAGTGGGGGTTCTGTCATAAACTGTAACATCAGTTTGTATTTTTCTACTATCGGTATAACCGAGGGCAGGTTATTTATTTTTCCCCACCATCTCAAAACGGCAAAACGTTAGTGGCAATTAGCCAAAATACCGTCTAAAAAAACTCCGTACTCTCGAATATCTTTAATAAACAAAATATCAAATCCAATAGGTAGATATTTACCATCAAATCCATAATGTAAAATATGCCAATAAGTATCTTCTTCATAAATTTCAACGTATTTACCAAATTCATTCGTAAAAGACAATTTAATACCTAACCTATCGTCATTTACTTTATCTCTATTTTTATTTGAAAAACCACGCCCAGTTAATTGAAGAATAACTGCCGCTAACAGTGGTTTTGACTTATTGCCGTTTTGGTTATCAATTTGATTTTCAGTTTGTGTTTTCATTTTCTGTTTTTTAATTTAAAGATTATGTCTTATTTTTTAGGCAACATCACAAAGCCACGAGACGTTAGCCGTCATTCTGAACCGACAGCGTGTTAATATCGACAGCAAGCCCTTCCCCAATTAGACCAAACAAATCAAAATGATGTTTTAATAAAACTTGACATG